ATATCGTCCGCCTCCAAGTCTGGTCGGATGTATGATTCATAGTTATCAGATAGATAATCTTTAAGAGCTTGGAGCTGAAGAGGTTTGATTAATCCTCTTCGGTTCTCTTTGTAACTCTCTAAAATTTTCTTCCTGAAATTATTTTTATCAGTTAAACATATAACTACTGAAGTCAGCTTGAGCTGGTCCATCCACTTACCTATCTGTGTATCCATTGCTTTGTAAGCTAGCTCAATATCCTTAGGATACTGTGATGGTTCCTCACCTTCTTGCCATGTGATACGAACCTCGTTAACCGCTGCGCATTTGTATGCAAGTATGTCCGCATCTATAAGCCCTACGGTTTCTTTTTGTTTTGTTGTAGCCATTGGATTCCTCGGTCAGTGATAAGCCAGCGGTCGTAATAACTATCACTGGCTATACCCTTAGTTGTAATGAAACCTTCGCTTGCTGCTAATGCAACAATGAAGGCGTTGTCTCTGAATGTCTGGCTCTGTAACCAGACCCCTCGCACCCAGCACTCGTCAAGAATCTTAATGAGTTTCTGCCCAATTCCCTCCGATACTAAACTCGCCCGTGATGGGGCACTTGAAGTTGTAGTGCTCGCCTGCTTCTTTGAAACTTTGGATGGCGTACTTACCAATTGTGTCTTCATCTAAGTCCTCTCTAAATTGAATCTGAAATTCATCATGAATCCAGAGGACAAGTTTTACTTTGTCTTCTAGTCCGTTGTCTTTCAGAAGTTGTTTGAATATAACCAGCGCTCTCTTAGCTATCAAAGCCCCGGCTGATTGTATGAGTAGGTTCAATGCACTGTGTGATGAACGTACAGTTAGGTGTCTATCATCTAGGCCGGGAAGATATTTATTCTTCTCAGCAAAGTTCTTGACTCTATCTACTAACGTCTTGAATGCTGGGTTAGCTTTAAAGAACTTAGCCTTTAATGCTGCACCATCTTCAGGTGTACCACCTACAGTCTCACCTAGCTTGGAGTTACCTCCCCCGAAAATTAGGCAGTAGATGAACCGCTTGGCTGCTGCTCTGTCTGGGAGTCCGGCTGCAATTCTGTTGGCTTCGTGAACATCAGCTGATAGGACCGTATCTCTGTACTGGCCATCATCAAATTGTGCAAGGAAGTGACTAAGTACTCGGAGCTCGAGGCCGGACAAGTCAGCGCCGCATAACTTGTACCCCGGTTCAGCACTGAATAATTCTCTACACTCACGTCCGTAAGGTTTGTTGACTGCCACAACTTGGCCCAGATTTGGGAATGAATGTGACGCTCTTCCTGATACTGTACCAAGACTATTAATGTAACCATGGATTTTTCCATCGCTCTCTACCTTTTGTAACCAAGCTTGCGGACCATCTGCTAATTGTCCAAGTCGCTTAGTGATTGTTAAATATTCTGTTAGCAACTTAGCTTCTGGATAATCCAGTTCACCAAGAGTAACCTCGTCTACTTTAGCTGAGCCGTTGGGAGTAAACTCTTTAGGCTTCCAGTCATATAGTTCTTTAAGTCTGCCAGCGATATGCATACGTGACCCGGGGTTGAAGATAACCGTCTTGGTCTTAACGTATGGCTCACCCTTAACTCGGCCAAGCTTCTTGTTATTAGCCTTGGCTATCTTAGGTGGCTCACTCTCTTCCCATGGCTTAAAGGTTTCTTGTAGCTTAGCTTCTAACTCTTGCTTAGCTATAAGTAAGTCAGCGTGTAGTTTCTCTGCCTTAGCTATATCAAACTTAATACCTTCTACTTGCATCTCAGTTGTAATGAATGCAACCTCATGCTCTAGCTTGATAGCTTCCTTTGAATAGTTCTTAGCTTGGAAGAACTTGATTAGCTTAGCTGTGACTTTAGTATCTTGCTCACAGTATTCAATCATCTCTGGAGTTAGCTGCGCTCTTACTGCAGCATCACTCATATCTAATGAGCCCTTCTGTTCTGTCTTGGCCTGTGATAATCTTTGGCCCCATGCCTTAAGGCTATGAGAACGGTAGAGCTTATTGTCTAGCGTTCCCTTAGCTATAAGTCTTGCGTCAGTTTCAGATAAGTCTCCATAGATAAGGCGAGAGAGGACCAGCGTATCTAGTACACTGGATTGATTAGCCTTGAATCCATAGAGCTTATCTAATACTGGTAGGTCATAATTAATAACATTGTGACCCACTATAATATCCGCCTCGGCGAGGAGATTGACACCGACTTGGATATTATCTTTGGCTGAGTCAAAGGTGAAAGTAGTGTCTGCCTCTACATCATGTATGCTTAGGCAGTGAACCTTAGTCACCTCACTCAGTAATCCATCTGTTTCTAAATCAAAAACTAGCATCTTGAATTGCTCCCGTTATTCGTAAATAAGAATGTGCGTAGATAAGTACCAACACAATGATGATTGTCATGAGGTCATTCGCCATAGCTGAACTCCCCGAAGTATTCCTTCTGCGCTTTACGTCTAGCTGCAATAGCTAGTTCCTTAGCTAAGAATCGTCCGAGGTTTATTTGCTTCTGGTCTACATAGATGTACGCCTTCCACTTACCTCTATCGAGGCAGACTCCAGTAACTCCAGAAGTACTATCAACTCTAAGCTGAGAGTTTCTCTGGTTCTCTTGAGCAGTAGCTGGTCGTAAGTTAGTGATGTTGTTATTCATTTTGTTACCATCACGGTGGTCCAACATGTCAGGTAGATAACCGTGAACAAACTTAAAGATAATTCGGTGTGCTTTATATACTTGTCCGTTTATCTTCACTACTCCGTAACCATTTGGGTCAGGCCTAACGCCTACCTTCTTACCGCTACGCTTCCTAATTAATATTCCATCAATGTAATAAAATAAATCTTGCAATTTCTTTTGTGTGATTTTCATTTGCTAGTCCTAATGTACTTGCCTATTCGCAAGTGTTTGATTTAAAAAGATACAGACTCACTAGGAATATCTAATGGGTCTGTTTGTTTAAGTCGGCCAGTAACTGGGTCGTACTTAAGTGTTGCTGCATCACCTGTCTCCCCTGAGTATCTGTTCTTTAATACACTCAGAGTAGTTAGGTCTTTGGTGTCCGATGTTGTTGACCTCGAGAGGGCGAGGACTTGGTCTGATAGTTGAGCGATAGCTTGACTTCCTCTTAGGTGTCCTAAGCTAACAGCTACTCCATCTTCGTGTCCTCGGTTGCCTTCAATTCTTTTGAGGTGACTGACAATGGTCAGTGATATCCCGGTCTCTTCAACCAGCGTACGTAGTTTAGTCATAGTGTTATCTATGAGGCGGCGCTCGTCTAAGCTAGCCGAGGCACCAGACACTACGATACTAAGGTGGTCCAAGAAAATGTAGTCGCAGCCAAGGGCCTTGTTCATATATCTTATTCTATTGAGTAAGTTATCTGACTCGGTTGAACCGAAGTGGTCATAGAGATAGAGGTTATCGGAGGCTACCTCATCCCAAGCCTTCTTCAACTCGGCTGCATCTACAAGTGTTGTGTTGAGGTGCAAGGGTTTATTCAATCGTATTGACATAAGTCCTTGCATCGTCCTCTTCACACTCTCTTCTAAAGCTATGTACCCTACCTTCTTTCCTTGTTGTAGTAAGTGGTACGCTACTTCTTTACAGAAGAGAGACTTACCTATCCCTGACCCAGCGCATACAGTCACTAGTGCACCCTTCTTGAGGCCGCCTGTGATTGTGTTCAGGTCATCATAGGGATAGTCCGCAGTCTCTTCATTATCAACAGCAGTAATTAAATCCCACGTATCTTTAGAAGATACAATACCGTCGGGCCTAAATACTTTTGCTGAGTAGACTGCATTAATTAATTCTTTAGTTAATCCTTTTACTAACATATCGTTCGGGTCGTTCTCAGGTAGATATGCAATTGCTGCTTTACCCGGGGTGAATAGTTCTGCTACTTCTTTAGCTGCATCCTGACCCGGCTTGTCCATGTCAAAGCATAGAACTACCTTGTCAAAGCTATTGCAGAAATCTAAGTTAGCAGCTATAAACTTTGCTGCTGACTGTGCACCATGAGGTACACCAACTACGGCCCACTTATTATCAAAGACTTGGGATACAGTAAGTGTATCTACTTCGCCTTCACAAACAGTGAGCATCTTGCCACCACTAAATAGATGCTGACCAAAGAGTCCTACCTCTTGACCATCACCTACCCAGCTGAACTTCTTATCTTTGGTTCTTAACTTCTGGGCCAGTGGTGCACCCGTTGAATCTTTATAGGTCGCTACTTGTACAGGCTTACCATTATGTTTAGCCATACCATAGCTGTACTTCTTACATGTATCTTCTCTGATACTTCGTTTTACTAAAGCTTGATAGCTAATCTCATTAATCAATTTATAATTTCCTCTCTTAATTTTTGGGCCAGAAACATTTGACCCTTGTGACACTGCCTTGCATACCCAACAGTAACTGCTACCGTCTTCGTAGATAGCGTTACCATC